GCCTGCTTTTCGTTCATCATCCATTGACTTCCCGATGATAACGCTGCTGCGCCTAAGTTTGCACCACCTAGAATATAGGCGGCTGTTATTTCTGCTGCTGGCATAATTAGTCTATTAAATTTTCCTCCTCTTTACACTTTTTGACTTCGTTCATAACGAATTGTTGCACATGACTTTCTTTTACCACTCCAGTTTCTACTAGATAATCAACATACTTACTTCTACATGTTAACCAATATATATACGCTACTGGTAACTGTTTTGATTCTTTCATGATAATATCGTCCATATTATCAATGTTAGGATTGTGTACTTTTCCGTTGTTTGTTATTTTTGTTTGATTTTCCATAATTTTTTGATTAACTAATAAAAAAATTGATTGTTTTCGGAAAAATCGTAACGGGCGACACTCGTTTCCTATTTACTCGTCCTCATACTTCGTCCTCGTGCTTTTTTAACGAGCGTAACCGCCCTGATTTTTCCGCTTAATGTTAGACGCTGCGCGTCTAGTTGTTTCGACACTAAGCGCCATGAGGCTTGTGTCATTTGGCATTAATTAATCAAGTATATTAATGCCGTTGGATGTTGGTTACTTTTGTCCACCATCCTTTCCGCTCAATGCTTCTATTTGAGCTTTTAGAGCCTTTATTTCGCTTTCGCTGTCAAAGGCTTTAGTTTCCCTTGCTTTTTTAATTCGCTGCTTTAAATCGCTTAATTCGTTGGCAGCGTTTAGCTGAATTTGCTCCTGTTCCGCTAAGTCCATTTTTTCAAAATCTTCGGCTATTTCTTCACCTGTAAATTTACCATTGTAGTTTCCTACACTAATGGGTAATCCTCTTACATATTTGCTAACAAGATGTTGCAAACTCATTGTTTGGTCGGGTATTGTTTCCGACACGCCCTCAATACGCCTAGGAATCGGGGGTTTGTAGTTGTAGTGTGTTTTAATCATGATTCGAATATAATTAAAATTTGCAATTTCGCATCGGCAAAGAGCCGAGCGAGAGTAGTGTAATTGTTTTTAGGCTAGAGTTCCTTTTGCTTTCTTTCGTTGTAAGTCCTTGCATTTTTAAGCTGTTCGAAGTTTCGTAGACCTATTGTTTTTTCCATATGCTCACCGATTTTTAATTTTTCCACTTTTGTGTATATTTTGTCCTTGTAATACCTTGGCAACGGATGTTTGTGTCCGTTTATTGTTGCATAACATCTATCTTCTAATTTATCAAGATGATACTTTTTAATTGCTTCCGACAAATATTTTGCGCCCAGTCCTTTACTGGTACGCTGAAACTCTTTTACCCTGTCATCACCATAGAAAAAAGGTACGTTTGAGGCTTTACGGATATATTTTAGTGTATATACTATACTCTCAGGTGTGGTAGTACCTACATGTATGTCACCGAGCTTCCACGTTTTTTCTATTTTCTCAGGTAATATGAATGCGTCTTGATAATTATAGGTAAAAAATATTACATGGTAATGTGGTCTATTACGTTTACTACCATACTCACCCGCTACATAATATTTTATCTTTCCATTCAACTCTTTGCGTAAACGCTTCATGAAATTAGTAATGTCTGTAGGTTGTAATGACATAAGACCCTTTTTTGTTAATGGTACATGGTCGGTATTATATGTTAAAGTAACAAAAAAGGATGCAGCAGACGCCGCATCCTCTTTTTGTAATCGAAACGACCATCCCGAAGTCCTATTTTTTCGGCAGTTGTGACATTTGCCGCAAGCGATAGGGGAGTCGTTTATTATTTTAGTGTAAGTACATTGAGCCATTTAGTTCCAATATAAATATTCAATATGTCCAGTAAAAAAACTTAGATAGTACTGCATTGGTAGCTCATCATCTACATATAAAATATCGAAATTCATAGTTAAATACTTGGAGTTCCAAAGAATGGGAGCTTACGATACACTTTAAGTTTGTTTAATACATGGCACCATAGATTGTCAGTTCCATCCTCAACAGCAAATATTCTACTCACATCATCAGGAATACACTCGATAAACGATTGGTTGAGGGTAGGCTCATTTGAGAAAATTCTTCCGAGATGCCAGTAGTTTAATGTAGTGCGGAAGTCTCCAGCTACTCTGCTATTCATAAATTTGTATTCCGCGTACCGAGGAATGTAACCGAATAGATTATCGCTAACATCTTTGTATGCGTAGATTTCCTTTGTGTAAACCTCTTGTTCCCCAAGGTGAGCAAATGACGGAAATGCGTAATCTAAATATGTATTTCTTGTAAACATTTTGTTGATACCTTGTTGGTATGCTGTTTTAGGAGTTACGGACATAATTCCGATAATCCAACCATGCTCCTGAGCGTAGTAGTGTCCGATGTTACCCTGAGCGATTGCTGTACCATGTCCAGTCATTTGTCCTTGTGAGCCTCCCATTTCAACAGGCTCCGAGCCATTCCAATAAGCAAGGGGTCCAGTTGTGTTTAACACTTCCGAAATAATCACAGGTGATTTTACGCCTGTTATATACTCGGGTCTTTGTAATCTAGCGTCAGGGGATTTTACTGCGAAATGCATCCGAATAGCTTCTGTGTAACGAGTACCACCACGAGCATTTTTTTCAAGCCACTCTTGTAAAGCATAGGCACGTCTTAAATCGTTTATTGTTGTTGCTCCAACTTGAAGCGTTCCCATCGGGTCGTATGCTACTTCAACGCCTCCAGATGCAAACGGTGTACCTGTAGCACTTAAAAATTCTGCGTTGCCAGATATTTCATTTCCGTTTTCATCACGAGCTGTAGGGCTACCAATTGTTTTCCAATCATCCACAAGTTCAACATTTCCTAGTGGTAAGTCTACTGCTGCACCTTTTTGTGCGAATGGCAAACACGAAGTAAAATAGTCATGTTCCCACGCTCTATTTCTTAACTTAAATGAAGCCTTATTAGCAGTATTATCACCGTCAACAAGCTCAAAAAACAGAGGGTCTATTAAATTTTGGTCTCTGTAATATTCATTATATATTAGGTTGTAGGCTGCTAATGGTAATGCGCTAATCGCTTCGCTTCCTGGGTCACCGTCAACTGCTGGTGTTATTCCGATGTAATCACATAGTTTGTTGAACTCTAAGCTGTCTGAATTATTAGCATAGAAATTTGTAATGTATGGAGGTATATATGGGTCTCCTAAATCATCAGGGGTACCAGTGATGAAGTTTTCCCAGTTAGACCATAGTAGGCGATTTGGTACAAAAAAGTAATGTATGTACAGATTTATCATGTGCATTAAAGGTGCCAGAATAGGGGCAAATTTTATTAATGCATCCGCTCCGATTTTAAACTTATCACCAGGGAGGACATCAATAGCCAAGACAGGGGTTAGTTTTCCCATTTTTGTTGACAGCTTTACATCATGCGTCATGTCAAACGTAGAGGCTTGCGGCGTCTTTACGCTCACTTTATCAAATATTTTGCTCATAACCTGATTCCTCCTCTCGGTACGGTGTAATACTTTTTAACACGTGATTTTTTTGAGCGTCTTTTAGAGGCTCTTCTTCTTGATTTTCTCATTGTTTTACTTTTTTAAGATTAATTTTAGGATATTGATTAACATTTGAGCACCTACAGGACTTGCGCTTAAGGTTTCCACGAAATTTACATCCGTTTGTTTTATTGCGCCCTCTTGTATAGCCAGGGTTGTTAATGCTTTGACCCTTTCAATGGTTTCTTTTGTTAAGTTAGTTTGTTGTAAAATCCGTTCCGTTTCTGCTTTGAAACGCATTTGGTAATCTTCACCGTATGGAGTAGTTACGTTTGTTTTTATAGCTCTAAATAAACTTTCTGATGTTTCGTTTTGTAGTTTGTTTAAAAACAAATTTGTGTTTTCTAAATGAAATTGTGAGTTCCATTTGCTGTAATCTGCATCAGATAAGGTTTTTAATCGTTGAGCGTTTTTTAATTCAACATCAGCATCCGTACGTTGTTGCTCCATTTGAAGCTGTTTTTGTGCTACATACGCTTGCAAAATTTGACTTCCTCCATGAGCTAATTGAGAAGCAGCTAATTCATAACCCCGATTTGATAATTGAGGGGCTTTAGCTTCGCTTGTGTTTGCTGTAGCACTTCTAATCATTGCAGCGGGGCTATTTTGGGCATTGCCATAAATTAAATTAGGATTTAAACCTGCATCACGATAGCGTTGCATTTGTTGTCTGGGGTCATTGTAAGCGTTTACTTTATCCCAGTCTGATAACGCCCAGTCACGTTGTTGTTGTAGTAGTTGGAATTGACGTTCCCAGTTTTTTGCGTTTAATGCTTCTTGTAATGCTGCCTGCTTTTCGTTCATCATCCATTGACTTCCCGATGATAACGCTGCTGCGCCTAAGTTTGCACCACCTAGAATATAGGCGGCTGTTATTTCTGCTGCTGGCATAATTAGTCTATTAAATT